TTACGCAAGTTTTAGCCCAGCCTGATTTTCTCCTTGTGTCGTATTTGTGTCGCTCGCGCCAAAAATGGCGTCAATTTTCCGTGCGTGTTCGGTCAAATGGTTTGGTGCCAGGTGAGCATATCGGCGCACCATCTCGATGCTCTCCCATCCGCCCATTTCCTGCAAAACAGAAAGCGGGACACCGGACTGGATTAACCAGCTCGCCCAGGTATGCCGGAGGTCGTGAAAACGGAAATCCTCTATCCCCGCTTTTTTCAGTCCGGCGCGCCAGGCGTTATTGTCATCCACTCGCATCTTTCTCACTGCGGGCGTCAGCGTTCCGTCAGGGCGATGTTTTGCCGTGGTGTGAACAAACACCCACTGGGAATGCTTCCCTATCTGATCCCTTAATACCCTGCATGCGGTATCATTCAGAGCTACGCCAATCGCCTTGCCCGCTTTTGCGTTCTCCGGATTTACCCATGCAACCTTTCTCTGCATATCGACCTGCTGCCACTCAAGCCCGATGATGTTTGAGCGGCGCAGACCGGTTGCCAGTGCAAATATCACCACTGGCTTAATGCTCTCCGGCATGCACTCGATCAAACGCTCAGCTTCTTCTCTGGTAAGCCACCGTATCCGCTTACTGATCGGCTTGCGGGTTTTGATAACATGAGCTGTTTTTATCCAGCCCCAGTCATTCGCCGCGGCCCTGAGAAGGGATCGAATGAAGGAAAGGTGTTGCGCCTTCGTCGCCTGCGAAACCTGCCGTGGTTTGTACTCCGGAACTGGCTTGCCTTTCCTCAACGCAGCATCACGTTTACTTTCCCACACCTGCAGGTGCTTACGGTTGATCATCCCGTTAACGGCTTCGTGAACTTCCTCCGCCGTTATCTTCGAGACATCACGGCCGGAAAAATGCTGCAGCCAAAACTCAATTTTGGTTTTGTCATCATCCAGCGATCGCTTATGGTCCTTTTCGCGCAACCACCGGATGCAGCATTCTTCGAAGGTTCTGACGGGCAGGTCGCCGATCTGGTCAACCCGCCACGCTTCCGCCTTCAACTTGTCGTGGAGCTCCTGAGCTTGCTTTTTGTCCCCCGTTCCAAGAGATCGCCTAACTCTTTTCCCTGACGGCGTAAAGAAATGACAGTGCCACATGCCGCCTCTGAGGGTGATGGACATAAAATATCTCCTTTATGCTCACCCGCGTTCGCTCGTTTAGTTTCCTGCGGGGATGACAAATACGCAATACATGCCGCTTCGGTCGTTCTGTACTTGTTGCCGACCTTACGGCCGGCGAGTTCTCCTGACTCAATCAGGCGGTAGATTACCCGCGCCGACACGATGAGTAAGTCGGCGGCCTGCTGAGCTGTTATCGGTTTGTCTGACGCCATATCACCTCCGATGCTTTCTGCGCTCATGCTGCTGCCTCCCGTTTTGCGATTAGTCGGGATCCGAAATTCATCAGAACATCACGCTCAATGGTCGTGAACCGGCAATGAGTACGTGGATAGGGATGCCAGATAATCAGCATCGACCCTTTGTTATTTCCGCTGACTGGTTTACCGGATACCGGATTGATAAAGGCCAGACGTCCCCCGACGATAAAGCGTACTTCGCTGGCCGTCTCGATAGCCTCACGGAACCAGCCAACAGACGTATCAGCCGGTACCAGCATTACCGTGCCGATCTGATTTCTGGCTTCAGCAGTTGCCTTCTGAACAAACGGGTTGATATCGCTGTAAGGTGGGTTGAGCCATGCATAACCAGGTGCCACCAGGAAGTCAGCCCACGGTGTAGTCAGCGTATTCTGCTCTTCCGTGATATAGCGGTTGCACAGCGCATTATCAGCAGATGCGGCCGCGTCCAGCGTCAGGCAGAATTCTGCATCCAGAGCGACGAACAGAGAGAGCGGCGTTTGCCACAGGTTTCTCTGTTCAACAGGCGTTTTACTTCCTCCATAACCACTCGCAGATTTTTTAGCTGGCAGCGTGGCGGCGATACGCTCGCCAATCCAGCGCATCACCGGTACAGCCATTGAGTTACCGATCGCTTTATAGCGCGGACCATCAGCAGCACGACCGCAGCATTCCTCAAACGTCAACTTTCCGCCACGCATGAGATATTTTGCGTAGTCGCGGTCCATTTTTTCAGGGCTGATTCTGCGCCCGTATTCAATAAGCGTGTGATCGTCAGGAAAACCCTGCAGGCGTTCGCACTCGCGCGGCGTCAGGCGGCGAACTTGCATTCCCCAGCTGATAGCACCAACGCCCATACCCGCGCGGCCGCCATTTGGTGTTAAAAGCGCATTGGCTACACCATCATTACGTATTTCAACCGTAGACCCTTCATTGCGGCCGCGAATAGCAAGGGTGAAAGGTTCAGAAAAAATGGCATTTTCCTGCCCATGATTTCTACCCAATGTATGGGCCACATCAATATTTGTGTCAGGGTCTTGCGTGCCGTGAACGGTCAAAACTGCCAAATGCTCATGGCTTTCCTGTTCCCGGGCGCGTAGAGTTCCAGCACCCTGGCGCCAGGCTCCAGCGCCAGTGCTACTAAAAATTATCGGTGCCTCATGGTTACATGTGATAGTCGGCGCCGAATCATCGGTTTTTATCTCCGCGCCAGCTTGTCCGTGAGCCATAGCGATAACTGGCGTACCGCGCCCTGTGCCATCTTCACTTCCATCAAACCCTCTCGCCTTGAGCGTATGCGCCACATCACCATAAACCGACTGCGCAATCAGATGTCCTGCCTGTGCTTGGTTGTCATCTGCGCCACACGTTCCAACGCCTCGCGCAGTAAGCGCGGCAACTGCCATTTGCGCTTCTCTGCCCGGCGGAGTATCCCGGCGCACGCTGTCGAGCTCAAAAAGTACCGTTGCGGGATCGAATCCCTTTCGAGCACTTGCGACAACGAACACACGGCGGCGGCGTTGGGCCACTCCGAAAAATTGAGCATCAAGGACGCGCCAGGCAATAGCCCTTTGTGGTCCAGACACACAACCTGCGTGCGTCCATTTTCCCCCTGCTGGCTGCAACTCACTGCTTTCTCCGGCAAGTCCTGCCAGAAAGCACCCGAAAGCATTGTCTTTGCTGCTGAGCACACCGGGGACGTTTTCCCAGACGATGATCGCTTCTTCTTCTCCGCGCTCGATGCGCTTGTCGTCGATTGCATTTGCTAATTCCACGTAAGAAAGGGTTAACTGACCGCGAGCGTCGGAAAGACCGTTTCGCAGACCTGCAACGCTGAACGCCTGGCACGGCGTGCCACCAACTAACACCTCAGGCGCCTGTACCTCTCCCGAGCGCACCGCTGCAGCGATTTTTGTCATATCGCCAAGGTTCACGACTTCCGGCCAGTAGTTGGCCAGCACGGCGGATGGAAACGGCTCTATCTCCGCGAACCACGCCGGACTCCACCCCAATGGCCCCCAGGCGACGCTGGCGGCTTCGATACCACTACATACAGATCCGTAAATCATCGCGCACCTCTTATCATTTCCACTGATCTCCAAACTTGAACTCGATTTCAGCCAGCGATTCGTCCATCTTGCTGATGAACTCCGGCACCATTTCGTTGAAGTCGGACATGTACTTTTCGTCGCGCTCAACAACCACGTGGTGAATGCCTTCTCGCTTCATGCGGGGGTCATAATTCGCGAAATACCAGGCATCCTTTCCGGTTACCCACATGCTGAATTGCACCTGGGCCATGTAGGCGGATTTGATAGCCTCAAAGCCGCCAAGCCGGAATTTCATGAAATCGCGAGAGGTGAAAGGGCACTTCAGCTCAAGGCCGCGGCCATCACTGCACAGGCCGTCTGGTGAGCAGGCGGTGCGCATACCTTCGTCACGGAAAAGGATCGGCGACTCGGTTACCTGCACGTCGGTGGTGAACTCAAACAGGGTGCGAGCGTCAGCCTCATACTGCTTCCCCCAGGCCAGCGCCTTAGCGTTAACTTCCGGTGCCACGCCGGTGCAAACCTCAGCGAGTAGCGTGTGGAAGTAGGACATTTTCATGTCTGTCCACTTCTTTCCCGATCTTGGCTTGGCAATAACGTTGTGTACTTCTGAGGCGGTGATGACGCCGAGGCGCAGCCGGTGCCATGCCTCGTCACCTTGCTGGATAGTGGTTACGTCAATACCGCTCCGGGCCAGGATAATATCTGGTGTCATGCTGCCGCCTTTTGCCTGAGGAACCCGAGAGCCTTAACACCTTCCAGTTCTGTCAGGTCGGCTGGCTGCGAGATAGGGCGTTTGAAAATGCGTGAACAGAGAGGGAGAAGATCGGTATCCCATGTCTTATCCAAAGAGACAAGCAGGTCGTTAATCTCTTTCTGCGTGGCTTCGCTAAGCGGCGTTATATCGCGCTCAGGCTGACGCTCTGCTGTAAAGTTGATACCTTCTTCGCCCTCGGTGTTAACGTGGTCTATGGCGGCGTCCAGGCGCTCACGGCGAGGCCAGTATTTTGCTGCCTGCTTCACGACCGTCTTGAGGATCATCTGCTCTTCATCGGTGACCCATGGACACTTCTTGCTATTGTCGGATTTGTACTTCTTCCACGCTTCTGAGCGGTCACGGATGGAGTAGATGGCATCGATGCGCATCGTATGGGTGAGGTAATCACCATCGTCAGTTTTTACCGTTACATACGCGCCTACGATGTCCCCGCGCTGCTCTTCAGTATCGAAGTCGTTGTAGATGTGGATCGGCGGCTTATCGAGCCCCTCGCGGCGGAACTGGTCGTTTCTGCGAACAATTGCCGACTGGCACCACTTAATGGCGCCAGACTGCTGCGCAATATGCATCAGCCCCATGTAACTGATGTCGAGGCAAATTGCCCCTTTACGCGGAACCAGGTAAGCCAGCTTCTGGGCTGGGTTTAGCGAAATACCGATGGCCGCAACGTTGATGATCGCGTTCTGCGTGCTGGTCTGGTTCTGGAATGCAACTTTGGCGAGGTAGTCGTTATTCTGAAATAGCTGGATGGCGAACTGACTTTCCTTAGCCCACACCATCCGCTCATCAGTAGCCGCCTTAATGAAAAGCGGCTCCTGTTGTTTGACGAAATCAACAAGGGTTAAGCTCATAATCCCTCCTTAGAACGGGCTGATAGGATGAAGGAGATCCCACTCTTCCTCTGCACGGTCATAGCAAAGGTGAGTGATATAGTCGTTGTAATGCTCAACTGCTCTATCACCGGTTAGCACCAGAGTGGCTGCTACTGGAAGGAAGAGGGAGCGCATTGAAAGTGGGTCTTCCGGGAACATGGCGATCAATTCTTTCGCCCGGTCGTCGATCCACTTCTCTTTCTCGTCGGTGAGCTGCTGCTCAACCCAGCGCCGATCTTCAATGCGGTCGTAAGTTAGGTATGCGTTCATGGCTGAACTCCTGAAATTTGGTTGTAAGAATCCTGGCGCGATGAAAGCCGCCTGATAACTCAGTTAAATTCTTTGATTACCGACTGATGCCTTGGCCCAACCCGTTTAGATAAACCTCAACCAGCAAATCGGTTGTGTAAGTGCGCTCAATGCCGCGATGCAGATAGAGGCGACCGCGTTTGTTTGCTGATGCTGTCCAGGTGCCTTCCCGATACTTTACGAGCATTCCGGGCATAACAGCTCCGCGGTTAACGGTCTGGGTTCCATAGTGATGGCTAATCATTGAATACCCCCGCATAGTGAAGAGCGACCAGCGCAGCTACAGCCCACAGTGGAATCATTACAGCCAGGACTTTGCAGAGAGATCGCCAGCCTTTGAGCGACATCCCGCAACTACCATCGTCAAATTCGTTGTTATTCATTTCAACCTCTGCCTTATCGCCGGCCAGCGGAACGTTTATCACCTGACAACAATGCGTTTGTTGTCGATGTGATAAACATTACAAGCAAAACTAGAACGTGTAAAGGTTATTTCTAGAAAATCTTTAAATTCGAGGTGTAAAAAGACGCGAAGTTAACCGCGCTGATGAGTGGGGGTTAGTTAGAAATATTTTTTATGATGTCTGCAACGTCGCCCTTGAGCAGGTCAAGCTCCTTAAGGACGCCCTTTGCGTGGACGATAAGCCGGTTCTTCTCTGCATCAGGCATTTGGTTAAAAAGTGCCAGCAAAGCCTGTTCTTTATCATCAAGTGGAGTGGCGCGAGCCAGTTCCTGAAGCTCTTCTTCGGTTGGTTCTTCACCTGGTGGTAAAAAGAACCAGTGCCCAGGCTTACCCGTTGCAGCAGATAACCTCTTCAGGCGATCACCCCTGGCAGTCGTATCACCTCTTGACCATTGATGGGTCGCTTGCGGGCTCACCATAACTCTGCGAGCAAGCTCGGAAAGGTTCCAGCCAGTTTGCTGCAGTATCAGGTTTATGCGGAAGGCGAAATTTTTATTTTCTTCTTTCATGTCACCCATTCTACAAACCTACCTTGTAAACATCACTTCAAGACTTGTTCAAGAAAAACTAGAAATACTTGAAGCTTGAATGTATAGTTTTCCTTGAAACGAACAAGGAGACTATATGACCCCTGAATTAAAGAACCAGATTTGCACGCTCAAGAGTCAAACAGAAATTGCTGTCGCTTTGGGAACAAAGCCACAAACAGTAAGCCTGTGGTTGAGTGGGAAAGTACCTGCGAATCGCGTTATTCCATTGTGTCAAGCGCTTAATTGGAGCGTTACGCCCCATGAAGTGCGTGAAGATATCTATCCAAACCCAACAGATGGACTTCCCAGCCAGGAGGCATAGCCATGCTTGCATACACGGATTTTACCGAATGCAACCCCGGCGCGTTGATAAATCAAAATCAGCGCGCCGCCGCAGACCCGCCAGATCATGAGGCCCTGCGCAGCGCCGTTCGCGCCTGGGGTAACGCTGCAGGCCAGGACGTTGTCGCGGCGCTCATATTGGAACGCTGGCGAGCTCAGGGGGGCCATAACCTTGATATCCCCGACGACCTGAGCCGGCAGCGCCAGAAACTTTTCCGCTGGCTGGACGGCGACACAGAGCGCGCTCGGGCAAACGTCCGGGAACTGGCTCCCGCCATCATGGACGTTTTGCCGCTGGAATACCGGGATCGGGTGATGCCGCGAGATGATGACCTGATTACCCGGCTCACCGCTGCGATCAGCTGCTGCGGACGTGCAAAGCAGGCTGTCATGCTCAATGCGCCGGAACACCAGAAATTACGGGAACTGAGTCAGGGGATTATCTCGTTGTTCAGGCTGGCGCCAGAGTCCATTTACCCGCTGCTGGATATGGTGACTGTGGCGCTGGGCGCGGGGGTGTTATGAGCTGGGAAAGCTTCAAGGTGAAAGCCGCTGCGCGCCAACGCAAACGGCTCTCAGGTGCAACAAACGTGAGTAATGTGCGAGGTCAATTCTAATGCCAAAGCGTAAAAAGTACCAGGAAAATGAGGAGAGACGCCTTCAGGACTCCCCTGATGGGCTGGTGGTTGCCGCGTCAAAAAACAGGGCGTTCGCCGAACGTCTTGTTGGCGTTATCCGCCTGGCTATGGCTACGTCGGGAGTGAAAAATGGGCGTCGTTAATTTAGCAGACTACCAGCCTCAGCGTGAGGTATTGGAGAGAAAAGTGGCGAGTCTTGATGACGGTTATATGCGTATTGCTACCAGCATCGGGAGGCTTAAGCCAAAACTGAAACTTGCAGGTCGTGAGCATCAGGTTCTGGATGCCGTTATCTACTGCACTTTTGGCTGGAATAAGTCAGAGGACAAGGTAACGAATACATATCTGGCTGAAGTGACAGGCCTGGACGATTCGGATGTAGCAGCTGCCCTGAATGTTCTGGCAGAGCGCAGGATTATTAATCTGCGTAAGGTGGGAGGGTTCAAGCTGGTAAGCGTTAACGTAAGCATTGATAAATGGGTTCTCAGCAAGCTACCAAAAAAATCACCCAAGATGTTGGGTGAAATTACCCAAAATGTTGGGCGAAAAGATGTTTTGGGTTGGGCGGAATCACCCAACACCCTAAACAGTCTTACCAAAGACAATATAAATACCCCCCTTACCCCCCAGGGGGAAAGCGAAGGTCAGGATGAGAAATCACCCAAAATCTCACCGCCTGACTACCAGAACTTCCTGGCGGTCTACAACCAGGTACTTGGTGACAGACTACCCAACGCCCGGGATCTGACTGACAAACGGCGCAAGGGGATAAAAAAACTCCTGTCCCGCCTGAAGACCCCAACGATCGACGGGTGGAAGGCATACCTGCAGGCCTTCGCCGACCATGCAAAGCCGTTTTATTTCGGCGAAAACAAAACGGGCTGGCGAGCCGATTTTGATTTCATGCTACGGGAAACCACCCTTGTGGGCGTTCGCGAAGGAAAATTCGCTGAGCCGGGAGGTGACCAGTGAGCATCGTTAACCAGGACCTGGAGGCGAGCGTAATTGGCGGTCTGCTGATCAGCGGCATGACGCCGGAGGCGGTCGAAGTGCTGGCAACACTGGCGCCGGACGCATTCGCGATACCGCTGTACCGCGCGATTTACCAGGAGATTCAACGCCAGGCGCGAACGCGGAATCTCATCGACGTCATGCTGGTGGCCGAGGCGATGGGCGAAAATCACTTCGCTGATGTGATGGAGACGTACCGGGCCTGCCCCAGCGCGGCGAACCTGCGCGGCTACGCACAGCGTGTTAACGCAAATTTTGAGCGGCGCCAGGTCATCAACGCAATGACCGAAACCTATAACCGCATTGAAACCGGCACGCTGGACGTTGCAGAGCAGGCTATTCAGGAACTGGTGTCCCGTATTAGCGAGATCTGCAAACCGGCCGACGAAATTCAGCCCGTGCATGCAAACGAGCTGATGGAAACGTACACAGAAACAATAGAGTCTCGCCTGAAGAACGGCAATGAATCCGACACGCTGAAAACTGGCATTGAAGACCTGGACCGGATAACCGGCGGCATTAACGCTGAGGATCTGGTGATTGTGGCTGCCAGGCCAGGGATGGGTAAAACCGAGTTTGCGCTTAAGGTGGCCACCGGCGTGGCGGAGCAGTGCACCCCTGCAGGACTGCGGCGCGGTGTGCTGATTTTCAGCATGGAAATGTCCGCAATGCAGGTTATCGAGCGTGCGGTGGCCGGGGCTGGTGGTATGTCGGTATCGGTGCTGCGCAACCCCGCCAGAATGAACGACGAAGCCTGGGCGCGGGTATCCAACGGCATTGGCCGGTTGTGTGATGTTGATGTGTGGATCGTGGATGCGTCGAACCTCACAGCTGACCAGATATGTGCCATATCAACCCGTCATAAACACAAATACCCTGGTCTGTCGCTGATCATTGTGGACTACCTCGGGCTGGTGGCTCTGCCGAGGGCCGACCGTCACGATCTGGCCGTTGGCTATGTATCCAGCAGCTTTAAACGCCTGGCAAAG